AGTGTCTGTGCGGTAGCCCCACCGTAAAGGTAGAGCGTTGGGTTTACAGTTGTAACCTCACTTGGCTGCGGGAAGTCCCTTACATCCATCGCCACGTCTATCTCGGTTATCAACATCCGTTCGTTCAACATCCCAGAGTTGATTGGTGACCAGCCTAGTTTGCTAGTAAAAGCAATGTGGTCACTTAGGTTTGGAGAGTTGTTTCCACCGGCTCTCATTGGGTCTGCGTGTCCACCACCATCGTGTGGCACTACGCCAGAGTTTGGCTGAATACAGATACGACCAGACTCGTAACCATACCACACACCCTTTCGCTCACCACCGTATGGGCTGTGAAAACAGTGTGTAGTCATCGTGTCCATCCTTGTATCGTTTGATGTCCACTTCCACCAAGAACCTGTTGGTACATGTAGTTGGTAATGTTCCATGCCTATTGGATCAGCAGGTCTGTTTACAAACATCATCACAGTGGTTCGAGGAGGGTCATACGCAAGCTTTATATCTACATCCCCATCTGCCAACGAGCCAAAGAAGCCATCTAGTCTTCCACTTGTTATGTTCTGCCCTCTCTGTATATTGAATTGGTTAGGTGAAACCTGATAGACACCATCGTCTGATACGATGAAGCAAGTCTTCTCTGGTCCTTGACACCATGCATCGACACTCTTCACGCCAACACTGTTACTCATTCTTACAAATTGTGCACCAGAAACAACAGGGTCGGTCGTCATGTATGTAATAGAATTGTTGCCTGCTAACAATAACCCAGACTCACCGAATGGGAACATTGTAATAATAGGCTCACCCAGTTTCCCAAACGAGGTTGAAGTACCACCCGCCTGTGCCGTGTGTGCCGCTGACACAACATTTGTCCAATCAAGTGGGTCACCTAACTTAGACATGAACCAATTTGTTTGACTTGTCGGCAAGCCAGCCAGAACTATCCTGCCACCAAAAGAGGTGATCAGGGGACATCTATTTCCGTATGTGTCTTTTGGCAAACCCGTAGGGCTAGAGGTTGCTGTCACCTCTGACCAATGTATTATCTTTGGGATTGATTCTGATAGGTCAATTTTATAGTAATGCCTGCCGTTTACCAAGTACACATGGTTTTCCATCTGCACACCTCGAACGGTATCGTACTTCTGCAATTGCTCTGCGGCTAGAACTCCACTGCCAGCGAAGTTCACAATAGTGACTTCGTCCAAGTCCGAAGATGGTGTTATGACAGAGTTGCCATCTGCACCAGTTGTTGCCTGCGTAAGTGTGAGTTTCCCTGCCGAATCATTCGCTACCGTTATCTTTTCATAAAGGTCATTGGTTGTGCTGTACTCAATACATCGCTGTAGTGAATCTGCAACTGTTGTTGCTGTTGCAGAAGCAGCACCACCAGCAAAAGCAGCGGGTGGGTTTACGGAACATATCGTAAGCCATCCAGCTCCATCCGTTATTGTTGTGTTACCAGCAGTGCCACCTGTCTTTTGCACAATCGTTACCTTGCCATCTGTTTCGGTTGTGGAGTTCTTTATAACGAGTATCGTGCCGTTGTGACCATCTGCACCTTCAACCACTGCTTTGAAGTTCTCTGCACATGCATTTGCATTTGCCCCTCTGTTGAACTGAGGAGCAGTTGCACCACTCGCAACAAGTGTGTAAGTTTTTGTTGTTGGCGAACCTTCTCCATCAACCAACTGTATTGTAGTATCAACGTCTGTGTCATCAAACTCAGTAGCGCCAAATGTGAATGTTGCAACAGCGTTAGCAGTTGTCATATTGAACTCTTGTGAAGCCAATGTCTCGGCAGTCTTTGCCGTGAATGTCTCTGTACTTAGGTCAGTAGATGTCAACGCAATCGTATCGTCTGCTGTTGGTACACCAGTGAAGGTAACGCTACCAACCGCCAAGTCTGTGCCGTACCCTATCGCAGTTGTTTCGCCACTACTTGGTGCGTACCAAGCATTGCCGCCTGCAACAATCAGAACCTCTTGTACGAGACTCCCTGCACGGTACACTTGGTAGTCAAGCATCAGTTGTACATTGTCAGCGTCAGTCGCTCCCATGTCTGCGATTGCTTGAAATCCCTGCCTTGTTCCTACCCTTCTTCTATGTTCCAAGTTGTCGTTAGGAAACACATTCTCTGCCGATGTAGTAAAACCATCTGCACCTTTCTGATGGTTCATACTGTCGGAGAAACCGTTTATCGGGATGGGCAGTGAAGTCGTAGGCATTATGCTTTAGCCGCCAATTCAGTTGCGGTAATGATTGATATGCCACGGTGGTTAATAGTAGAGTCCCCGTCACTTTCTTTGTTTATGTATAAAGTACCACCGTATGAATCATTGTTCGTTATGTACAGTTCATATTTTACAGCATCACCGACATCCGCTGCGGGTATGTCCATGTAGTTCAAGTTTAGGGGTGAGGCGTATATAGTACTGGCACCTGTGTACGAGGAGGCTGCTATTGCAAGCCCAGCAGTACCTGCTCCTGAAAAACTTCCTGCTTTTAAGTCGGTTACAGTTGCTGAACCACTTGGGTCAACCGTTCTTTTTAGCCACCAACTGGTCTGGTAAGAACGTAACATCGAGGCAGCCACAGTAGCCTGTATATATACAATGCTGTTTGCGCTTTTTGGCGTGATTGTCACGTTAATTGGTATCTGGTGTGTAGTCCCTGAAGCAATGTCCAATCGTCCATCGGTGTCGCCAAGGTCAAGCGCAGTTAGATATTGTGAGTACTGAATCTGCACAACCGAACCGCCACCAGACGCTTTTGCCACATCCGCAGGTGCGTACAGAGTACAAGCATCGTCGCCTGTAATGTTGCCATTTGCTGTGATGTCGCCTGCTATTACAGTTGCGCCAGTGTCTGTAGCTACGGTGAACTTGTCGTCACCACCAGCATTTTGAACCTTCAAAAACTTGGTTGAACCCTTCACAATCGAGTTGTTGACGGTAGTTGTTTCACCAGCTACATCAAGTGTACCCGCTATTGTTGTGTTACCAGTAGCACCTGCAACAGTCAATTTATCCGTATTTACAGCTATGTCACCAGTATTCCCATCCACTGATAGTTTCTCTGTGTTATCAACTTGTCTGAGTTTTACCATGCCAAGTTCGTCAATAGAAAGTATCTCGTTTGTTGTCGCTGGTGCTTGTATACCTAGCACTGAAGTTGACTGACTTGATAGACCCTTTAGCAAGAACGTGGTCTTGCCCACCGCTGACGATGTGTTTGCAACTCCGTCAAGCAATGGCATAGCGTATTCAAGCGAAGCCCATGCAATAGCACCAGTGCCTACTTTGCATCCAACAACCTTGCCACTGTCCGTTACTAAACCAATTTCCCCAGATGCTAGTGTAGGGTTTGCGCTTGCCCAGTTTGTTGCCGTATCTCTTCGTACTTGTATTCTTGTAGCCATGTTTTAACTCGCTGTAAATATGTCCCAATAGTCAGTGTTTGTTGGGACAACCGCAGGACCGCTTGTATCCACTGTGCAAATATACGCATTCCCGTTATCTGTGTAATGAACTACATCATCTACGGAATAACTGTTCGAGCCGTCCCATGTGCCTCGCCACAATATAGTACTTGCCGATGGGGCAGACACCGTGCCTGCTGCATACGACTGACCCAACCCCCTGAATCCTGCCGCTGGCAACGATCCATAATCTGGTTGGAATGTTCCGTCTTTACGGAGTGCCTGGTCAAGCAAGATGCCACTGTCTACCAGTGCCAAGCGTTGCTGGGTTGTTCCGTCTTCCCCGCCCTCCGAAAAGGCTCGGATGTATTCAAATAGCAATGACTCCATGTATTGTGGTATCAGTGCGTGAGATGTCCCCAATAGTACCGCATCATCAGTCCCATCGACATTACTTGCATTGTTCAATGCCACCCACTGTGCCCTGTATCGAATGTTGAATGCCGTTGCATCTGTACTCGAAGGTGTTGGGTATATGTCTAGCCTGGGTGTTGCGACTCCACTGGAATCATGAAACACTAGGGTCACTATGTAACTCAACTCAGGCTCAATGCCCTCAGTCGAGATACGCTCAAATGTTGCAGGGTCTACAAACTGGAGAGATGCAGACCATGAGTTCTTTGGTTCGATTGTCAGTATTTCACCACAGTCTGCTGGCAGGCTTAGGTAGTCTTGGCTAGCCGTGCTTGCCACTACTGTGGATGTTCGTTCACGCCATCGCCAACTCCTAGACATGAGGTGTTCGCCTGCGTTGTTTATGAGTTGAGCCGTGCGTTCAGGCACGGACATACCGGGTGCAGTCGATGGGTCACCGCCAACTGCAAGTTGTACGTGACTTCTAAGTTGTCCTAGCGTCAGTGTCATAATTGTTCCTTAGCGGTTTAGAGTAGGAG